CGTGCCCTGATTGGTTTCGGTGGCCTGAGCGGCCAGCGTCACCAACGCGGCAATATCAATGTTTCCCTGATTGATTGGCGCATTCCAAGCCTTGATGCACATCACCACCGCAACACTTCGCGGCCGCGTTTCTGTGCCGCCTCGAGCACCAGTAGTAGCCATCTGAACCGATTCGCCGGAATACGAAGGAAACGCTGCCGATGTTGTGCCGTGATACGTCTGAATCGATGGGAATTCGTTACTCTGAAATCCGGGACGACCAGCCAAGGGCGGGTGATTGTGCGACCTGTACTCGTCGGCAGCCCAGCTCCCAATCTCTCGCCCTGGATCAACACCGCGCCCATGGTCCCAGCCACGCTCGAACTCGCCGCGCGACTCGGGCAGCCGGAAATTCCCCGCCCCTTCATCGCCCTTGTTGAATGCTCCGCCCAGGTACGCGGCAAGATCTGGATAAGCCGCAATACTTTTGACGGTACCGTCACGCTCCAGAAATCCCGGTGCGATCTTATTCACTGGAAATGAAACTTGCGCCCCGACCGGCAGCGCCGAAGCCTGCGCGATCATCGCCTCGATTTCGGCCTTGGTGTAAGTGTCTGTGATGCCCATCCCGGCCAGCGTGGTGGGGTTCGACCCGGAAACGAACACCCCGCGATCATTCACCGTGACTTTGGTATAGGTGCCGGCGACTTTGTTGGCCGGCAACAGGCCGTTAATCGTTACGTCAACGTACTGACGCGTCGCCAGCACCACGGACGGGTCAATCTTCAGCGTGATATTGCCGGCGTTGTTGACAATGAAATTCATCCGCACCACTTGCGTGCGGCCCGAGCCTTGCGACAACAGCGGCTTGTAGCTTGGTGCGCAGTTGGCTACCGCCACCAGATCGCCGGCCTCGTCGTACAGACCGATTTCACGAATCCAGCGCCCACCCTCGTCGGCCGGAATAATCTGCTCGGCGATGATGACCGCCGGATTGGCCGGGTCGACCTTGAGTTGATTCAGCGGTCGGCGCCGCCATTCGTTGATCAAAGTGGTTTGCGCGGGACTGGGGATGGGGTCAGTCAGGTTGGCATCACCAACGCCCATGTCGGTGATCTTCCAGGGAATGCCGAGCGCGTCGGCGTTTGCCTGTTTGGCCAATCCCACGTTGGTGAGAATGGCGAAAAACTGAGAATTGGCATCAGTCATGGTAAACGTCCAGGGTGTCTATGGAGTGTTCTCGGCCGATCACGCCGAAGTATCCGGTGACCTCAATGTCACGCATCACCGGTGGGTAAACGTCGATTTCGTCGCCTTCGTAAAGGCAGGCCGCTATGTTCAGTTGGCCCTGAGTTTCGAGGCTGATCGCCAACCCCGTCAGGTGCCTGGTCAGCGGTCGGGCGTCATCGATCAACCAGGTGAGTTCCTGGTACATCTCTTCGGTAATACCGGTATCCAGAACGCCGATCTTGATGGCGAAGGTCCCCGGCTCGCCTTCCGGAACCGTCTGCCACCACTCGAGTACTTCGATCAGATAGCCCAGTGGCTCGACCACACGCCGCAGGGCGCCGATGGTGCCTTTACGCGAATGGACGTAGTAAGAGGTCTTGATGACCTGGCGCTTGATGGCTTCCGACCAGTTGGAGTCCCAACGATCGACGGAAAATGCCCAGGCAAGGTAGGGCAGCAGTTCGACAGGGCAGCGATCGGGGTTGACCAGATCACGGATTGGGATGGGGACACGCTCGATGCGGGCCAGCGACTGAGCGGCGAGTTGCTCAAGTTGGCTGGCGTTGGGCGGCAGGAGAGTACTCACAATTGCCCCCCGACAGTCACGGAAACACCTGTGCAGTAGGCAGCTTGGGCTGTTGTTGGGGCCAGGTCCGTCCAACCGTTCAACATCACCTTGCGAACGCCTTCGACGTGCAAGGCGGCGTGAATGGCGGACTCCGATATTTCAACGCCCAAGCGCCGACGCTGCGAAACGAAAGCGGCGAGTTTGGCTTCGGAGGCTGCGCGAATAGGCTCAGCCTCGGGGCCAGTGGTGGCCAGGTACAACACGGCATCAACGGTGTAGGTCAGGATTTCAGCCGATTGCACGGTGAGGCGATCAGCGACCGGACGCCGATCCTCATCACTCAGATAACCGAAGACATTGTCGAGCAGGTCCTGTGAAGCCGTGCCATCGCCCAGCAGTGCCTGGACGGTCACCACCGCCACGGCAGGGGACGGGCTTTCGGCTGAGGCATCGGCCACACGTCCATCGGCGCTACGCGCGTGAAGGATGTAGCTGTTACGCGGGCCAGCAGTGGATAGACCTTCCCACGCCATTTGGGCGCGTTCGCGCAGGCTGTCGTCGGACTCCATCACCGCTGTGATAGGCGGGACCGCAACGGGATTGGCGGGTATGACAACGAGTCGGTGAACGTTAACGTTGGCGGCCAGTTGCTCCAGGTCATTACCCTTCGCTTTGGCCAACAAGTTGGCCAGGCATGCCTCATTGACCCGTTGCCGCCAGACGGTCTCGCGGTAGGCGTTTTCCTGAACCAGTTTGGTCAACGGCTCCGACTCGAGTGCCAGCGTTGCGGCAACTTCGGCCTGCTGCGCGACAGGCCACAAGCTGACGGTGTAGGCCTTTCGTTCGGCGAGAATCTGCTCGTAGTCGATCTGTTCGACCACGTCGGGGTCCGGCAATTGCGCCAGGTTAATCGGCGTGAAAGTTTTCATGCGGTGGCTCCCATCGCCAGCGGTACGCGCAAGCTGAGCGGCTCGTTGGTGTCTACCCGGGTGCCCTCGATGTCGAGAATTGCCTGTCCGGCTTGTGCGCCCAGGCTCAGCTGCACGCGGCTCAAATTAATCCGCGGTTCCCAGCGCATCAGGGCCATTGCCGTCGCGGCATAGGCTTGCAGGCGCGTGGCGTCATTGGTTGGCCAGTCGATGAGGTCGACGAGCAGGCTGCCGTATTCGCGGCGCATGACGCGTGTGCCAATCGGTGTGGTGAGGATGTCGGCAATCGACTGGTTCAACTGATCGTTGCCGACGATCGCGCGGCCGGTGACCTTGCTCATACCGATCATGGCGTCGGTTCCTCAGAGAGACCTGAGCCCGGCATGACGCCTTTGGTTCGGTGGTTAACCAGACTGATGTTTTGTGCGCCGGCAGTGACGTCTTCCGTCGCGCTGACCAGTCCTTCCACCGCCACATTGCCGGTGATGTGCACGTCGCCGGTGATGTTGACGCCACCGGGGGCTGTGAGATTGGCGGTTCCGCCGTCAGGCAAGGTGGCGGTGAGCGTATGGGTAGCCGTGTCGTATTCAACAATGGCGCCATCGCGGTACTTGCGCCGATGGCGGGCGAGGTTGTTGTCCGGTGCCGGGAACTGGTCGCTGAAGATGCCATAGAGGACAAAGCCCGTTGCTGGGTTGCCGGATGGTGAAAGCACCAGGCACTGCTCGCCTGCGCTGGGCGGATCCCACTCGCTGTCGGAGCCGGCCCTCGGGGCAAAAAATGGCAGCCAGCCGGTTAGCAGTCCGCCAGTCTTCACCCGGCAGCGAGGGGCCTCCGGGTCGATGTCGGCGATGGTGCCGGCACGGAGCAGGTTTTCGAGGCGGCGAATAAGATCGGTTGGATTTTCCATGTCGCCGATGGTGACGTTCGCGCGTGCGAGCCGCATTGGTCGGTCCGTGTAGCGGGGCGTGCTACAGGAACCGATCAACCCGCGAGATGATCGATCACGGCGTTGCGGATGGTTTCGAGCTCCTGCTCGGTGAATCCGAGCAGTTGACGCGCTTCGTATCGGACATCGGCTTGGCCGCGTTCGGGACGGTCTTTCAGGCCGTACTGGTGGACACGCGCCATGCGAGCCACCCTGCCGAGGAACTCGACGGAAAAACCGACGCCGGAACTCTGGATCTTGAGGTAGCGGGCGGTGCGCAGCTTGGTGAACATTTTCGACTTGATCCGCCCCTGCTTGCCTCGCAGCGTCTGCTTGGGCTTGCGTGGGGCGAACGCGGTGCCGTCCGGGTTGCGCTGAGCGGTGATCCGCTGACGTTGGCTGCGGCGCAGCTCCTGGGCCAGGCTGCCCATAAACTTGCGGCGTTCGTTCGAATCGAGCCGGTTCAACAGAACGGTGGCCCAGTCCTCGAGCGCACTCAGATCTTGGGTCACGGCTGGCCCCATCGGGCGAGAAATTCGCCATCGGATGTCATGACCGTCACGCCGGCAACGGTGAATTGTTCGTCATCGACAATGGGCTCGGCGGGATGGCTGACCACCAGGTTGCCGTCATCCTGCCGCTTAACGATGACCCTTTCGGTAAGCGGTAGCTTGATTGAAAGGTCGACCTTGCTGTTGTCCAGGACATCCGCCTCGAACACGATCGCGTCTTTGCTGCGCTCAAGGTTCTCCATCAGTTCGCGTTGGTTGACCAATACCCAAGCGAACAAAGGGATGGCGACTGCGTCCGGGTGTCCGGCGTAGTCGGTCAGAATCAGGTTGAGGGTGTAGACATACTCGAACGACAGACCCGGGGCAGCGGTGCTGCGCATCGTGCCGTTATCGATGAACACCAGCAGGCGATCGGGGTTGTGCTTGAGCTCGGGTATCGAGTCGAGCAGGTGTTTGCGCAGGGATTCCGGTTTGTTCATGGCTTCGCGGCCTGTTCGAGTTGGTGGCGATAGACCATGTCGACCTGGGCGGCGCAGTCCGCCCACGCCGCCTCGGCACGGTCCTGATCGGTGAGCAATTCGCCGTTACTGGTTGGGTGGGTTGCCTGCAGGCTGCACGGCACCACGGCCGGACAACCACTGACGATAAGCGTCGGCGCCGGTGAGGGCGGGGCGCTCGCGCAGCCGGCGAGCAGCATCAGGCAAAGGCTGGGCAGCCCAATCGCGCAGTTCGGCGTTTTCAAGTTTCAGAGCCTCAATGGTGAGTTCGCGTTTTGCCAGGCCTTGGCGCAGTTGATCCTGCTGGGCGCGCAGAGTGGTCTGCACGCTGCGTTCCCCCTCCAGGGTGGCCTGCAGGGTCTTGGCGGTTGCGAGGTTGCGGTCGGCGTCTTCGCGGGCAGTTTTGGCGTCTTGTGTTGCCAGTGCAGTGTTCTTGTCGGCAACCGTGATGCGCAGTTCTTGCGTCCATATCAGCAAGGCCAGGGCACCGAGCAGGGCAACACCGTAGAGGACCTGGCGCAGGGTGCTCACGCGCGGTACCAGCCGAGTTTGTTCATGTCACCCACATCCAGCTGCTGCACTGGTCCGCGAATGATGATGACTTTACGGCCTGGCATTTGGACGTAAAGCGCATTGATCAGCAGCTCCATGTCGTGATGATCGCTGTCCGGCACCACCACTAGCAGATCGCCGTCCTGGACGTTCAATCGTTGTATTGCGTCGATATCGATCATGCGGCCTCCGGCATTGGGCAGCTGGAAGCGTGTCGTTGATAGGCGCGCTGCAGCTTGGTGTCGTAGAGATTGCGTTCGTAATCGGGTCCGTTGTACCCCTTGGCGAACGCTGCCCACTTCTTGGCCTGGAGCGCTTTCACCAGCGCTGGCTCAGCCTCGAGAAAGCGTACGAACGCTTCGAACTGCTCGTTTTCGTCCTTGGCCATGCGGGTGGCGAACTCTTGCACGCTGGCATAGCCCAAGCGCACCGCGTGATACCCCATGATTTGGAAACCGCCCCAGCTGGCCGACTCCAGTGCACAGGTCTCGTCGATCAGCTTGGCATTGGCCAGGCGCTGATGTTCGGCCGTGCCACCGACGTATCCACCGGGACGCGGGTTAACCAGGTTCGGCTGGCTGGCCGCGAGTTCGTCGGCATGGACCTGGAGTTCAGCACCGTCATCATCTGGGTGGCGGGGCTTGGCGAGCTGGCGGTACATGACGTGCCGCTCGTAGAGAATCTTGGGCTTACCGTTATCGAGGAAGCCCGAGCCCAGGCTTTCCACTTCGTTCACCGCGAGAATGGCTGCCAGTTCGATGCCGAGCCGCGCTGTAGCAGTTGCCAGCGTGGAGTGGCGCAACAGGCAGGAGCAATCGACACCGGCCAATGCGGCGAGGGTCTTGGGGCCGGCGATGCCGTCACTGACCAAGCCAACTTTCGATTGATAGGCACGCACCGCGATTTCGGTTGCGTCGCCGAAATGACCATCCGCGTATAGACCGGCGCCGGTTTGATTAAGGCGTTGCTGCAGCGCGCGAACATCCTGGCTGCGGTCGCCATGACGAAGGGTTGTCATACCTGCTCCACTTTGCGCTTGAAGAATTGATTGGCCAGAGCGCGGGTGCCCTCGACACCGAGCAGTCCGATGACCCCGCCGAAGAATGGCGCCGTCGTCGCCGGGATTCCCAGCAGAGACAAACCGTGGCTGCAAGCCAGGGCAAGTGCGCCACACAATGGGGCTTCCAAGGCCACGCGGCGCAGGGTGCCGCCGCCGTACATGATCCGCAGGGCGGCGATAACGGCGGCGAGGCCTCCGGAGTAGATGGCGGGCCAGTTTTGTTCGAGCCAGGCCGCGAGCCAGGCCCAGGTATCCGGTTTGTCAGGCATGCGCATAATTCCGCTGTCCGAAGGTGGAGG